AAGAACACCATCACGGATAAACTTGCAGTAGCTTTATTAGACAAAGCTAATCAAGGGAGAATTGAACAAGTATTAACCCAGATCATGAAAGAGTTAGAGGTTTAACAATGGATAATATTCTTACTTTTAAAAACAATGAATCTCTAGTCAAATTGGCTAGAGAAACCATTGAAGCAGATAAATTTAAACTTGCTTATGAAGATAAATACACCAAAGAAAAATGCTTTTACTTAGTTAAAGATGAAGGCATATACCTTATGGACGCTTACGATACCAATAAGACAAGTAGAGATAATGGAACTGTAGTCTACGCAGATTCTTTTGATCCATCTAATGATCCACATGAGGATCTATGGGAGAGAACATATCAAGTTAGTAGAGATGATTTTGCACAAAATATATATCTCTTAGATGATCAATTACAACGCTTAGCAGATGGTGGAGATATAAAAATCAAACTATGTGAATTTCATTATGAGGTGGAAGCATGAAACCAACAGACGCAGAAAATACTATTAAAAAACTTAAATACCCAAAACACTTACGCCATTTATCTATCGAACGCTTAGAAATCCTGGCGAAGATTTTTACATCAAAAAGGGGGTGAATGATGAGTAAAATTAAAATACCAAGATTTACAAATAGGAACGTATCTGATTGGCTTGATACTTTTGACGGCAATGATGCAACAGTTATTTTGACTGCAATTGCAAACAACGAGTTAAATACTTGTGAAATGATAGATAGTATCTTAGCTTTTAACGAAGGAGAAAGTAGTCAAGCAGAATTTTGGTATCAACAAATGTGGAGGAAAGAACAATGAGCACATATTATAGACCAAGTAAACCAATACCACTTGACGACATTAAAAACAATGAAGTCTTACAAGAGATTGGATTTGAGATAACAAACCTAAAAGATAAGAAATACTTTTGTCATGAAGGACACTATATTCATTTTGAGCTGAACGATAACAATGAAGTTATAGATCTGTTTCGTTATGGAGGCAATGATGCAGATAAAATACTTATACCATTAGAGCAAATGTTAAAAGTAGAATTTATATCGGAGTATGATCTTGGTTATGACGATCTGGCACACGCAGACACTTCTGTGCGTAGATTTACTATCAAAGACGGACAGATTCATTTCCAAGAATGATTGATACATGGTTTTATATAACTATAGCTATCTATGTATTAATTTACCTATGTTCTGAAAGACCAGATGTGTGATCAAGTTAGACATCAAAATAGTTGACTTCGATCCCACACTTTACGACCTAGAACGCTACGAGAATATCCATCTTAGTCCATTTAAGGTGGGTTTTCTTGTTTATACAGACAACAAACTTATACACACAGCTTGGTTTACTTCTGAAACTGCACTATTTAAAGGTTTAGATAGCTATTTAGACTCTTTTGATTGATCTTCTATAACATCCTGGGTATCACCTAGATCCTGTTTGCTCTCAATACTTGCTTCAACGATATTGCCCATAAGTTGTTTTAACCTGGTTTCGACTTCTTCCCGACTCATTTGATCGACTTTACCAAATTTAACTTCCTTCCGATCTACAATTAGACCCCCGACTTTAAGCAGCGAGTTTTGCGCTGAGATTGCAGCATTAAATGACCCTGCTTCCATGGCCTTGTCACGAATATCATATAGATCTTGCACCGCCCGATCATAATTAAGCTCATACTTCTTTTTTGCTTGATTCATCAAATAATTATACTCTTGCCTAATTAAGGGCTTATCCATAAGCTTATTGGCCGCTTGACGAGGGTCTTTATACCCAGCTTTGTAGGCACATTCTACTAACGATAACCGAGGATTATTGACTGCGATCCAAATAAAATTTCTCTGTCTACGATTCAGTTTCGTATCCAGATTGCAGTATTCTATTGGGGCTTCTTCGTCAGACGACAGGATTGGTTCATATTCTAATTTATTTTTTCTATGTCCCATGTTTGTTTCGCACTAGAGCTAAGTTTATATACTAGCTACCCCCACTTAACCCCATAGTGTTTTGAAAGCATACTTGAAGATCTATAACCAGGTCAAGTATTTTGTAAGTTTTTTATACTATTTTTATCAAAGTCTTGTGACAAAAATGAAAAAAATAAAATAATCCCGAAAAGCCCATTCTTATCATGTTTTTTGTTGTCATGCTTTTTTGACAATAATTGACAATATTAACGAGGTATCGTTTTATCGGCATATTTCGCCAGTAATTCAACTACCAGGTTTGCTACTTCTTTGTCATCAAACTCATCATTAAGCTGTGATATACAAAAACTAAGAGCGGCCAACACAATATTTAGTTTGTCCTCACCCCGATATTCCATGTTTTGAAACATGACATCAAGACGTTCACAAACTTCATGTAATGTGGGTTTCCCCATCTTTTCTTTGATTGCTACCAATTTTGGCATATTGCATCATAACACGACATTTCATCAATATTCCATATTCTTATAAATATGCTTAATAACTTCTACAGTCCAGCCGTTCCCAAGCATTTTATATCTTTGTGTGTTAGATACATGATTCGTATAGTTATCCGGGACTGTTTGCAGTCTTTCACATTCCAAAGGTGTTAGTTTTCTCCAAGTAAGATCTTCTTTTTCAATACTTATCTCATGATCTTTGTTAAGACTAGGTGTGACTGTTCCAACCTTGCCGTCCTTTCTAGGTTCTAATTTTTTTGATCTAAAAGGTGTGTGGTCTTTACCTGTTTGTTGCCTTGTCATCCTACGCATTTTTTTGGCCTCATCTGTTCTTACTTCTCTATAAGATTGAACGGCTACCTTTGGCTCTCTATTACCACCCTGACAGGTATTTACTGTAGGAGACTTACCATCTGGACTGTAAACTCTTTTTAATATGTCATGTCCATTTATGTCTACTGCAACACCTACTTGTTTAGGCTTTGTTTCTACAAGCGTATTGCCATTACCTGCTGTGCCACCAGATTGAGCTGACAATGTAGATGATTTACCGTCTTGTGAATAAATACGATTACCCTGGCCACCATCTTTTATTTTGCCCACTTGTTTTGGCTTCGTCTCTATCATCTGCTCTTTGTTTGATGCAGTAAGCGTAGGTGATTTTCCTTGATCGCTATAAACCCTTTGTGTGCTTTCAAATACACCATCCCTGTATTCAAACTCCATGATCTGTTTGTCAAACACGCTTGATGTAAAGCCAAGAACCTCTTTGAGCCTAAACCATATATCATCGCTTGGTATAGCAAAGCTACTATCAGTTCTAAACCAATGCTCTACTTTAGTGATTGGCATATTTGTTTCATCTGCAATTTGTTTGTTAGTTTTTTTACTATTTTGTTTGTAAGCACGAAGCGCTTGTTGTAATAACAAAATATCAACCTTATGCTTCCTAACCTTAACCTCCTCTACATTCATGCCTACTTTAATAGGCTTATTAACTAACTGTCTTCTATGTTTCTTTTTGTATTGTTCAACACTTGCACCTTTGTAATAATTTGCATCTATGCAATGTGCTTTATCTCTTTCACTATCAAAGCTGTCTTCCAATATATCTCTAAGCACTATACCTCTATCCTCTGGTTGTTTTATACCAGGTATATTAGTCCAATAGTATCTCTGCCTTGACTGTGCTGAGACAAGAGAACTATTTATGAAGATAGGCTCAAACCTTACCTCACCTAAAACATTTAAGAATTGATTATCAACATCTTCTGGCGCATAACACTGAGACAATTGATCTGTTATCACTTCCAAAAACTCTTTTTTCATTCTTACGTTTTCAAGTAAAAAGTATTTTGGTTTAATTTCTCTAAGTAAGCGTATGAACTCAAAAAACAATGCAGATCTCGGATCATCAAAAGCAAGCTGTTTACCTGCAAACGAGAATCCTTGGCAAGGTGACCCAGCTTGTATTAAATCCACATCTTTATAATCTTCTGCATTTAGATTGCATACATCCCCAACCTGAATTGTATTTGGAAAGTTAGCCTGTGTAACCTTTATGGCATACTTATCAATTTCACTTGCATAGTATTTTTCTACAGGAATACCTAATTGATCTAGTGCGATCTGGCCGCAACTCATACCATCAAATAAACTTAATACTTTCATTTACAAGTTTTATTATACTTAGGTTGAAAATGTTTCATAAGTTTTTCTTCCCAATACATGCGTCTATTTTTTGCACAATGCATAACTCTAAACTCATCAAACAATTTATATTTTATATGTTGATAGATACGTTGATAGGGACATATGGATTGTCCTACGTAAACTACAACACTTTGGTAATATAATAAATAAACACCTGCTCTATGATATTCACCCAACATAGTATTTTTATTTAAAATTCTTTTAGCTCTTTCAGGTTTATTTTGTTCTAGTAAATCCTTTGTATTGATAACTTTGTGTAAATTAGCAGTGAGAAGATTTGATGTAGATGGTGATGAAGTAAATTCGCCAGTAGAGCCAACTAGACGTGTATTTGAATGGTGCAAAATATTCAACTTAATATTTCCTTAACTGACCTAAGAGATTGGTCGACCCCAGCTGTCATAGTTATAAAAAGGTGGTTCATCTTGCACCACATCTTCATACTTAAAGTTCTGCACATCAGCTTGTGGATCAGACGGCACGCTTCCCAATATTTTTTTGTGGTGCTTTATATATGATTGCACAAGATCTTGAGATTCGCCCATAATAATATCATTGTTAGCACAATCAAAAGCGTCTCTCTTATCCATATGTAAGTTTTTCAATCTACTCATTACGATACTCCTTTTTCTACTTTTATGTAAAATATGTTTTACTATATGTAGACATTATACACAATTTAGGTTAATATACAAAAACATTTATAGGAGAAACGTATGAGTAAACCAAAAACAGATATATCTGAAATCATTGAGGGTGTAATAACTTATGCACCACCAAAGTCTAAACAAGACATTGAACAAGAAATAGAGCGTGATAAGGTTAATTATCTTATCTGGCAAATCGGTGTTGCTGTCAAAGAATTACAACAAGCAATAAATGAATTGCAACAAGACAAGGACGTATCATGAAGATACCAACTAAAGAAGAACAACAACGTCTAGAAAATTTGCATAATGAATTTGGCATGGGATTATGTGATCTAACTGAAAAAGTTGAAGATCTAGGTGTTATACATATTGCACATGTCGGTATTGCATTTTTTACACAAATGGCACTAGATTGTGCACCAACATTAAAAGATGGTCGCAAGTTAGTTAGAGAGACCATAAGAACTGTTAAAAGGGAGCCAGTATGAAAATACCAGATATGTTAGAAAACTTTGAGCATGTAATCATAGGGGATGTTGCTTACTTTCCTAACCTTGATAACAACACTTATCACAATGGCCTAGGTATCTCTTCATCAAATATAAGAAGATTTAGTCAGAGTCAGCTACATGCATTAGAAGAAGTGGTTGAGCAAACACCTGCAATGATGTTTGGCTCAGCTGCACATTCATTGATTGTTGAGGGTGAGGCCGCATTTTTTAGTGATGTTGTCACTATCACAGGATCGCCTTATACCAATACCAACAAACAACTGAAGAAAGATAGTCTTGCAAAAGGTTTGTCAGTTATAACTGAAGAACAAAGAGACACTATTTACAGTATGAACAATAGTCTAGTGCAAGAAGCAGAGCCATACTTGCGTCCAGGTGAAGACTATCCACAAGTTTTTAAGTCACCAAAAGAAGTATCAATCTATTGGTATGAACAAGATCTATTGTGTAAAACACGAGCAGATGTCGTTTGTAATGCGTTTGATAACAATTTTGGAGAGGATGCCATTGTGCTTGTAGATTATAAAACAACGAGTGATTGCTCGGTAAGGGGGTTTACCAATTCGGTAAGGCGTTACTCGTATGATCTACAAGCTGCATGGTATAAGCGTGGGTTTGAACGTGCTGGTTTTAAGGTTGCAGATTTTGTGTTTGTAGCACAAGAAAAGAAACCTCCGTATGCAAACAAAGTATTCAAAATGAATCATGCTGATATGGAGATTGGTTGGAACTTTCTCAGCGATTACTTAGACGATTACACCAAAGTTTTAGGTC